TTGCGATTCTATTTCACTCATTTGAGTTCTCCTAATTAACACAGCATATGCTGTACCACCATATTAACTTAACTTAACAAACAATGCAAGAAATATGTTAAGATACCTTATGCCATTAAATTCAATCGCCATCATCAAACTTTTAGGTGGGCCAACCAAGGTCGCTAAGTTGCTAAATATTAGCGTTCCTGCCGTATCCATGTGGCAAAACGGGGATATACCTTACGATAAGTTGGTGATCCTAGCTGCAACCCTTGAGCAACAAAGCCACGGGTTAATTACCCGAAAGACCCTATTTCCTGAAAGTTATAAATTAATTTGGCCTGAATTAGATTGATGTATACTTGTTTCGTCAGGCGTGGAAACTTGGCGAAATATAAGGCTCTATTCACATGGGCTGGAATGACACAATTTATGTTGTATTTTGTCAATCCTTCCACGCCCCAGCCCAGTTGAATAGAGCTTTTTTCATTTGTGCTGGCGAAACGAACGGGTTACCGAGTGTCGCAAAATGCCAGCGAAATAGGCTAGATGGGGTAGAGGCCAGTTAGAGAATGAACTGGAGCGAGGGTCGACACCTGCGATACCCCCAAGTAATCGGTTCTAGCCGACTTGGACAGCCTTGCAACGGCATACATCACTAGAATAAAACCCACAACGGTGGTTGGTCGTTCTATGGAGAAACTAAAAATGCTTGAAAACCTAGATTTGCAAGAAGGTCTGCTACCACTACCTAAAAGCCTAGATCGGTGGTCTACCTACAATCTGCTTGCAACCTACGACTATACAAAACGCCCCGATTTAAAGGCTTTTATTGCAAGTGAATTTTGGTGGCGTGCTGAGATGTTGCAAATTAGCGACATTAGGGAAACTACCTAGTAAATAGTTCTTGATATAGTTAAGATAACTTAATAAACTGGTGTTACTCAATAACGAGTGAGATAGAAAAAGGAGCAATAAAATGACATACATAAGCAACCAAATTATCCAACAGGCAGTAGATTTAATTATTAATACACGGGATTTTTGCGGTAATGAAAAGCAGGCCGTAAAAGACTTTTGTGCCGATGAAAATATTACCGATTGGAAAAAGGTTTGGAATATTGCCAACTTTAGAGCCAACGCTACTTGGAATCAACACAAAAAAGAAGCTGGCGTTAATCCTAAATACTGTTTTTAATCTACAAATTAAACCTCAACACCAACAGGGGTTACTTTTTATGATCGAAACCATAATGACCGTGTTTGCAATAGCGACATTTATCATCTTTTCAGCAGTAATGATAATTGCCGCTTTTATTTATTACTGGATGGATAAATGACCTTTTTAGTTGCTAACATACCCCCCGTCAAGTGCTTTGTACGCAGGGAGTTTCTTTATAACCACGAATCAGGGCATGGAGAACTAGAACCCTGTGTGTGGATGACCGCCAAAGCCATCAAAGGTCAAGCCTTTCGTATAGAGTCTATGTTGACTGAGTATGGTGCGTTATACGACAAACTTCCAATCCATGCGTATGTGTGGAAAGCCGTAGAAACCCCGCTACCCCTAGACCACCTACAGATATGGGATTGCCTGTCATACGATATGGCGGTAATTGAGAAGTCTAATTTACGGGGGCTAAAGGTCAAGTTCTTTGGTAAGGACAAACAGTTTCATTTTGGTAACTATCTTTTCACCATTGACTTTGCCAGCCCTGAAGCTAACCGCCTAGACACTAGTTTTAGCGAGGGGGTTGAGGAACATAAGTCTTATAACTTTATCCGTTTAGATAACGGGCAGTTTGCCTGCCAGCCCAATAACAGATGCCTTTGGTACGATGTTTCTCTTGTGCCTGCTGTATTAAAGACACCTGACTTTAAGATACCTACTGAGGTCTACAGCGTTGAGAACCACGCTAAATGGAGTGCTAAAGACGAATGGTTCTATAACTTTGACGCACTATGACCTTTCAAGACTTCTACGCCCTATACCCCCGCAAAATGGCTCGTAAAGACGCTGAACGGGCATGGAATAGACTCACCCCTACACAGCAAAAAGAATGCTTAGAAGCCCTGCCAAACTACCTTAAATACTGGAAGATTAAAGAAACCCAAAAAGACTACATCCCGTACCCTGCCTCGTTCTTAAACGCTGAACGCTGGACTGACGAAATTGACCTAGAACCTAATAAAAAGCCCGAACTACCGTGGTACTCGACTGAGGAACTGACCGCCCGTAAAGCGCAGGAAGTCGGATGCCCTGCCTATGCTGGTGAGGCGTGGCAACAATGGCGGGCTAGGATTAGCCAAAAGATTAAGCAATTAGATGAACAGCTATAAACAAAGGATCGAGTATTTGGCCCAATCCTACATAGCCATAGCCCAGCGTTATAGGAACTGGGATATGGTCAAAGAATTAATTGAACGAAATAAAGACACAGAAGCAGATGTAAAAAAACGAATAAAGGAACTGTATGCGAGAAATAGACCCGAATAAATGTATAGACTTTATCCTTGAGAACGCTGGTAAGTACGCATCTGCCAAGGGTGAGTTAGCCCAGCTAGAAACCTTTAAAAGCAGTCTAAAAGCCATAATGATGCAGAAGTCAGGTGAGCAGACTATTGGGGCGCAGGAACGGGAAGCATACGCCAGCCAAGATTACCAAGACTTATGCAAGGCTATTGGGGTAGCGACCGAGAACGCTGAGAAGCTGAAGTGGGAACTGGAAGCCGCAAGACTACGCCACGCTACATGGCAGACCTTAGAAGTATCTAACCGTAACCATGATCGGATATTAAAATGATAGCCCTATGTGATGAGTTTGCAGTATTAAAAAAGCTAATCCGTATGTATGACGATGCCCTTAAAGTCAACAACGCCACACAAATGATGGAGATTGCCATAGATATTTCAGAATCCGCTGAAAAGCTAGAACAGCACAGCGTAGACCATGTATCGCAATAAAAGCCTATTAGAGATTGTTAGGCGATTCCCTTGCACCCATTGCGGGGCTACAGATGGCACAGTCGTTGCCGCACACTCAAATCAACTTAGGGATGGAAAAGGCCGTGGACTCAAAGCACACGATTACAGAATTAGCGCATTGTGTTTTACCTGTCACACAGAAATCGACCAAGGTGCAACACTTAGCAAAACAGAGAGAGTGGAACGGTGGGAAGAAGCGCACCGAAAAACGATTGCCCTCTTATTCGAGTCGGGGTTTTTATATACCAAGTTTTGAACAAATGACCCAAGACACCGTGGACTTGTTAAACTCTCTTAATGTTAATACTTACCCTACCCCTTCCCCCTTCCGTCAATCATTACTGGGGGAGTCATGGACACAGGCGTTACATCAGCAAGGCAGGAAAAGAGTTTAAGGCGCAGGTCAGCGATTATGTGGTGGAGTACAAAGTTCCCAAGTTAGGCACAGCCCGCTTAGAAATGCAGGTCACCCTGTACCCAAAAGACAGACGCAAGCAAGACATCGATAACCGAATTAAAGCCCTTTGGGATGCCTTAGCCGATGCTGGTGTATTTGATAACGATGAACAGATTGACACCCTAATTGTTCAGCGTGGCGCAATAAAAAAAGGTGGCGGTTGTCTTGTAGTTATTGATAAAATAGAGGAAACTACACCCATTACATAAGGATTTGTATGGAAAACTGTGCATTATTCCTAGCAACAATGCTACATTCTGCGACCAACACGCATTTCTTTCATTGGTCAACCGATTCCTACGCAAAACACAAAGCATTTGCAAAGTATTACGACAGCATTATTGACTTAACCGATACCTTTGCTGAATCTTATATGGGGAAGTACGGCAAATTTACCGCTTTTCCAAGTGTTTACCACCAGCCAAAAGACCCAATTCGCTACATGGAATCCCTGCAGAATTTTGTTAAAGAAGCCCGCCAAGACTTGCCACAAGACAGCGAACTACAAAATATTATTGATGAGATTGCAGACCTTATCAATTCCACAACTTATAAACTTAAGTTCTTGAAATAAAAGGATATTTATGCCACTCGATAAATCAGGTAGCGAAAAAGCAGTCGGTAAGAACATTAAGACCGAGATGAAAGCTGGCAAGCCGAAGAAACAAGCCGTAGCTATTGCATTAAGCGTTGAGCGTGAGAACGCCAAAGGTAGCCGTAAGGCAAAGCTAAAGGATGCTTACGCTAAGTACATTGAGGAAAAGGCATGAGTCGTAGGGATGACATTCGTGCGGCAGTAGAAAAGCACGATAAACCCATTCCTAAAACAACAACGGGCAAGGATAAGAATTACCTGCCTACAGATCAAGGCGCAGGCATGACCGCCAAGGGGCGTGAAGCGTATAACCGTAAGAACAACGCCAATTTAAAAGCCCCCGCCCCGAATCCTAAGACCGATGCCGATAAGGGTAGAAAAGCTAGTTTTTGTGCAAGAATGGGTGGGGTAGTAAAGAACAGCAAGAACGCTGAACGAGCAAAAGCAAGCATGAGGAGATGGAACTGTGGCTAAACAAG